CCTGAATCTTCTCGTCGGACATGTTCGCAGCGTCTTTGCACTCGTCGTCGGCAGGTGTCGCCATGCCCAGTTCCACCAGTTTGTAGGCTTCTGGATGTTCCCAGATTTCGCCCTCTGCCAGCGGTATGACTGGTGGTGTGCGCTTTGTGTAAAGCCGCTTTTCCACGGTGTTCTTTTTCCGATATTCCTCTTTTGAGAATGCCGGATTCATGCACGTAACGTTACTTTGTGCAATCTTTGCTTTCATGATTGTTCCTATGCGTAAGTGATAACCTCTGCCAGTTCCAGCGACAGTGAACCCTTGAGACCGTCATTCATGGCGACAGTCGCACCGAGTCCTACGCCAGACGCTGAGAATGTCCATGTGGTTGTCCCTGAGTCGGCAAAAACGAGTGAACCGTCAACGAGGTAATCTTCTGAGGCTGGAATATTCGGAGCCAAGAGCACGTCGCTGATTGCCTGGTGTCCTGCCAATGCCGGATCGAGGAAGATTTCCGCGCTGATTGAACCGGGATCGGTGTAGCCGGTAGGCTTCTTAACGATTGAAGGCCCAGACTGGTCCAGTGTGCGTGCCTCGTATGTCTCCGTTGTTGCCTCAGACACATCAATTGAGATGACCTGAGCAACAGCAGCCAGTACGCCACCAGCCACGACGAAATTAAGAACCGTTCCTTTTGTTGGCTGAATTGCCATTTGTCACCTCATGTATATTGGAATTGAAAGTAAACTGTTGTCAGAAATTGGCCGATTGAACCGTTTCCTATGTCCTCTACGTCATCCTCTGAATCGAGGTACAGAGACGCCTTGCAGGTGTGATCGCCCATTGCCCCTGTGAAGTCTTCAAACGCATCTGACACCACCTTCGCCAGATCAATCGCACCCTTCTCAGTTGTCGCCCTGCACTCAATGTCGAAGTCCGCAAATCGCAGGTCTCCAGCGCCGCCCAGGTGATTATTTGGCTCTAGGTTGGTTTTGATTAAAGTGATATATGGGAGTTCCACATCCTGCCGGATCGCCGTTACAAAGATGTTGCTTGTAATGTCTGTGATAGTTGACTCTGCCAGCATTGCCGCTCGCAAGCCCGCCTGAATGCTCACTTGTTAGCCTCCTTCTGGATGCCTTGCAGCACTGAGGTTCTGAGCTTTCGCATTGCGGCTCGCATATTGGCTTTCGCCGCCTTCCTCACAAAGTCGTTTTTCTTCATTCGTCCGGTCGGCTGTCCGACGTTTGGTGTGTTCTCAACGCCTCGCTTCTTTCCGGTAATCTCTCGCCGTTTTGTCCCGAGGATGACAAGGTGTGCGTGCGGTGCACTCTTAGTTCGCGGCTTGATATTGCCGTCGTCGTCCGTCTTATTTGTCTTACCTACGTTCGGACCGACACGCAGCCCCTGAAAGTCAACACTAGTCTTTCCACCCTTTTTCTTCTTAGTGGATGCACCGACTGATTTCTTGAGGTCTTTGGTTTCTCCCACTGGTGCGCGTTTGGCAATTGGCTTCTTAAGTACCGTTCCCGCTTTACCCATCGAGGAGCGCATAATCTTTGCGCGTGTCTTGTCCTTTAGCTTCTTCAACTTGCGGTCTAATCTCCGCTTACCTGTCAGGTGCGTAGCAAAAACAGATTTGGCCATCAGACAACCTCCTTCGTGCTGATCTCGACCGTGCGTCGGTCCTCATCCTTATCCAGCACTGAGAGAATCTGAAAGGTTCTATCGTTCCAGGTTAGTCGCATTTCCGGCGTTGCGGCTCGCGTCTTTGCCGTGCTCGCCACTTCCCACAGATGCGAGAGATCAGTGTGTACTTTCGACGCTTGGAAAAACTCTCTGCCGCCTCTTGTAGATACGCTTGCGTATGCTTTGGTATGCTGTTCCCAGCTTGTAGCACTCGATAAGTCGTGTGTCCCATAGTCTGCATCGAATCCCGTTGTTTTCGGCTTCTCGATGGTGATTAGTTTTGTTCGGCTCCCCGGCGCGGTCTGGCAGTTGCTTTTGCACGTCATGTCAACGCCCCCCAGCAGAACCGATCCAGATAGTTATTGACTCGCTCCCGATTGTCGCATCCGTTGAAGTTGCCGGACACATGCCACTTGATCGCGGTCTTAATTCCCTGCGGTACTGAATCGGAGTCTGCGTATCCACACACAAACCGAACCGTTACCGCTTGGATCTCCGTGTAGGTAGTCGGCCAGGTCTCACCATAGGCAGGCTTGATGAGACCCGGCTCCCTGTCGGTATCAACCGTATATTTCGAACTGGCGAGCGTCTGGCTGTCGCCGTTTGCATCCAGATAGGTGATTGAGGTGACAGACTGAATTGGAGGTCTCCGCAGTTCGATGACACACGGAAAGTAATCCAGCTTCAGGTCTACCGTTGTTGTCAGCAGATACCGCGAGGTGTAACGCTCAATGTAATCCACTGCGTCTTTTTCGAAGTCGCTAAGCATTGCATCTGATTCGTTATCGTAGAGCCGTACATGCTCCCGCAGGTCGGCGGCGCAAACCACCGACCCTGTAGCGGGAGTCACAACGGTCAGGGAAGATCGAATCATTTAGATGATGCCTTTCTCGTTTTCTTTTCAATCTCTTCGGCCAACCCTCGCCGCGTAAAGTGAAACGCCGATTCGGGGTTCATGTCGTAGGACTTCCCCTCCTCGTAGGTCTCACCGTCAGCAGCAGCAACGGTATAGGTTTTCAGAAATCGAATCGTCTTCGTGTCAGGCATCATCTACCCCTATGCAATGGTGTCAGCGGTTGCGTCAGCTCGTGGGAATCGCAGGTCAGACCGAATGTAGGTAACAACACCCTCATCCGTTCCGGTTGCGACTGCACAGCTTGCGGATACGTACCGCAGGTCTGTTCCCAGCGCGGCGAGTTCCTGTGCGGTACATTCGAGGAAACAATAGTCCCCGACCGCGTTAGGCTCCTCGCCTGAGTAAACCTTGACCTCAACGTCAGTGCCGCTGCCATCGCTGGCAGAGTTGGCAATGATCTTGAAAGTCAGAGCACTGGTTCCAACGGTGCGGAAGAACCCGGCAACGAACCGGCCCGCATCTCGCATATCTACCCAGCCGATATCGGTTGCAGTGGTTGCATCTGGGTCGAAGTCGTACTGAGTCACAACATTGCGGCTCAGAAACTTCTGGTTAGTTTGTGAAGAAGCCATTCTGGATCACCTCCTTTATTAACCGCGTTCATCGAGTACAACGAACGGTGACAGTGTGTTTGAGCTGTTCTTCGGCGTCAGTGCGGTTCTCCACCAAGGAGCGCCAGCATTACGCAAAGACAGACGGAAAGTACGCTCGTTATTCAGGAAGCGAACGTGAACGGATTCAGCAGACTGAAGCGGCTGGTAAAGCCCTTCCAGATACTGCGTCCAGTTACCCAGAACAATGTCACCCTTGTCGCCAAGAGTCTTACAGTATTCCGTGTAATAGATCGGGCGACCCAGCAGCATGTCAGGCATGTCAGCCTGCAACGATGGCTGATAGAAGATCGCACCGGCAGATCCACTTGCCAGGTTCAGAGCGAACAACTGAGGAATCGTGTCGTGATTCGCCAGCCATACGGCATTCTGGAAACCCCAACATCGAGAACGCATCTTGATGAGGTTCGTGATGTTGATGGTGTCAGCAGCCTGGGAACCTTCCTTCGCGACAGACACGAGGCAAGGTGAGTTCATAATCCCCATGTGCTCGCCAGTACCTGTACCGTTAAGCCGCTCGTTGATCATGTGGCTGGTAAACTCATCTCGGAACCCCTGCTGCAACAGTGCGGCAATGGTCATCGGTGAGTCAGCCAGCAGCTCCTCAGTCGTGTAGGTCAAACCGAACAGGCTGTAAGCCTCAAGTCGGACCTTTTCGAACTGCATACGGCTCGAACTGGTGGACTGCGTTTCCATGTTACGGGCAACGGTCAGACCACCGCTGACGCTAGTACTGTGATCCTTGTCAACGCGTGCGTTGATGTTCACAATGGGAGCGTTCATCGGAATGTTAGTCAGACGGCCCAGCATGGGGTCTGGTTCCGGCTCAGTCCGCAGGAAGTCCGGCAGCATTTGCTCAGGCACCAAGAATCCGCCGTATGCGTCGTCCTGTGTGCTGTGCTCATCACTTCCGGCTGTTGCCTGTAACGGCTTCAGGCGGTCGTCTACGCGGCCTGTACGACCGGCAGCGAGCACACTGGTGAAGAACTCACGCGGCGACTTGAAACCCTTCATGGGATCATTGACGCTGGCTTGCTTGACTTCTCCGATCCGGTCCTTGGCTTCCTTCTCTGTGTCGCGGTTGCGATCCGGCACAGCAGCCATTTCCTTTTCCAGATCAGCGAGCTTCTGTTCCCGGCTGATGTTCTTCTCCAGGGACTCAAGCTCACCCTCGAAGGCTTCGTATTCCTTTTCCTGCTCGTCGGTCAGTTCGTCGCTGGCTACCAGCTCCTTCATCGCTTTGACGATGGCACCTTTCCGACTTTGCAGCTTCCGCAGATTGCCGCTCATTTTCCTTACCCCCAATAAAAAAAGCGGGCGACGTAAAGAGACATGAATCTCAAAACGTCGCCCGCTTATGCGTAACGATTGAATCAGTTGTATTT